GGCGAATCCAAAGCCACAGGCAAGCCTTGGGCAATGTGGTCATGCATCGAGAAGATTAAAGGCCAGCAATGTGAGCCGATGTGGGGCAAATTGTCAGATGGCAAGTGGCTCTTTGAGCTTAAAGCTGTGAATCATGGATGAAGCGTTCATGGATAACTTGGCTTACTCGGGCCTTTCACGACTCAATAACACGCATCCTGTTAAGTGTGTTTATTGTGACAATGTGGTTCTTGCTGGTGGTGCTCGCAAGCGCATGATGAGTGAGGATGGCATGGACTATGACTGGGTATGTCCACCCTGTTATGACAAGAACTGGTGGAAAATGTGAGTAGAAAAGCGAGAGGAAGGCGTAGTGAGATACTTTTGGCCGAATATTTGCAGTCTCACGGGTTTGTCGTTTATCCAGCGAACTCGGGTGCTAGTGGTTCTGACATTGTTGGCATGGAAGGAGTGGATTGGGAGTGTAAAGCCAGAAGAGGCTTTGATCCTTCAGGTGTTCTCAAACAACTGGCAAGACGATCCAGAGCCACAGGATTGGGAGTTGGGGTAATGAGACTCAACGGACAAGGTGAGGCCAGCATGGACGACTGGTGTGGCATCATCCGATTGGCAGACTTGGTATATCTACTGAAAGCGAGTGGTTATGGCCAAAGATGAGAATGTCAGTCGATGCCTCATGTGTGGGGTTTATGTGTATTCAAGGGAACTATGTCTCAAATGCTATCCAAAGGAGTCTGCAGCATGATTCAACATAAGCATGTCATTATCAATGCAAAGGTCAAGAAGCCAATCAAAGAGCTGCATGTCGCAGAGCGATTTCTCAATGACTTGGTGACCACAATCCGCATGAAGCCTCTCATCAGGCCAATCTGCCGATATGTGGAGACTGAAGGCAATCGAGGCATGACTGGAGCAATCCTGATCGAGACTAGCCACATTGCATTCCATGTCTGGGATGAGGAAAAACCAGCCAAGCTCCGGTTTGACCTCTACACATGCGGTGAGATGAATGAGAAACTCGTCCTCAAGTTTGTCCACAGGCAGTTCGACATTGTGGATGGAGACTGGATGTTGCTGGATCGTGAGGTTGGTAATGTGATCATCGCAGAAGGCAAGTTATGACGACACGCCGTCTGACCTGCGGTTTTGTGCATCGACTTGACAAGCATGCTACACTTAGCGGCATCTGCCGGGGGACAGAGCCCCAAGGCCGAGGCCGAGTGTTGGGGAGGCCTCTATTCATAGGCTTGTTAGCCTTATTCATCTCTTTGCCTTTTGCATCTACCAGTTATGCTTGGAAGAACCATGAGATGAATCTCAAACTGTATGCACACAACCAAATCAATGATTGGGATCAGTTCATTTGCTTTATTGATTTAATCGAGGTTGAAAGCTCATGGAACTACAAAGCCAAGAATGGTTCGCATTACGGCTTAGGCCAGATGAAATCTACTTGGTATAAAGACTTGACACCGAGACAACAGATAAAGGCGCATCTACGATATATAAATCACCGATATGATGGTAAGCCTTGTCAAGCGTATAAGCATTGGGTTAAGTACGGCTGGCACTAATGGCTCAAGAATCGAGAAGAGACAATCGATGGAAAAAGCTACGAGTGCGTATCTTGCAGCGTGACTCGTACACCTGCGCATACTGTGGTGATGTGGCAAACGAAGTGGATCACATCATTCCTCTCAAGCGTGGTGGTTCTGATGACTCTGAGAATCTTGTTGCTGCGTGCAGAACTTGCAACATCAAGAAGAAGGACGCTGATATTGGCGTTTTTTTAGCACGATCCTCTACCCCCCCTGTCTTTCCACGCCATCTCCCTCCAAAACGGTCCAAACTGGTGCAAAACGGACATACTCAGTCCAAGTTATTGGCAGATTCACCCTTTACGCTCCAAGACAGTCCAGACCAGTCGGGGGGCGGTTCACATGGCTAAGGTTCGAGGCAAAGCAAAGCCAAGATTTGAAACCCCACGCATCAAGGGCAAGTCCAAAGGCAAAGAGTTCGCAGAATGGGTCGAGCGATACGCCGATCCCTTGATGCCTTGGCAAAAGCATGTCTCTGAGCGCATGATGGTCGTAGATCGCAAAGGCGATTACAAAATAACCACACAAGGGCTTCTCATCGCTCGCCAACAGGGCAAGACCCACCTAGCGCGTATGCGCATCCTTTACGAGCTGTTCGCTGAGCCACGAAAGAGCAGGGTGATTGGCTTATCTTCAAACCGCAACATGGCAATCGATACTTTCCGTCAAGTCATCGATGTCATCGAATCCAATGACGAACTCAAAAGCCTTGTCAAACAGATTCGATACGCCAACGGCCAGGAGTCAGTCACCTTGCTTGACGGCTCCATGTATGAAATCGCAGCAGCGACTAGAGACGGCGTTCGAGGCAAAACCGCGCACCTCGTTTTCGTGGACGAATTGCGTGAGATCAGTCGGGAAGCGTGGGCCGCTATTAGGCCGACTACAACAGCGACCAACGGAGTTCTCCTCACCGCATCAAACGCCGGAGACGCATTCAGCGAAGTGCTTAACAGCCTTCGTGAGACTGCTTTGAGTTACCCACCTAAGTCGCTGGGATGGTGGGAGTATTCGGCAGAACCATTTTGCAAACTGCAAGATGTTGATCAGATATTGCAAGCGAACCCTGCTATTGGCTACACGACCAAGTTGGAGACTATTCAGGAATACATTAAGACTGCAAAGCCTGAGGATGCCCGTACAGAGCATTTGTGTCTCTGGGTTGATGCTATTAGCTCACCATGGCCTTATAGGGCCTTCGAAGACCTTACTGTGCAAGATTTACAGCTCTCACCGGGTGCAACCACAATCTTCGCCATAGACACCGCTATAACCAAGAAGAAGGCCTCTCTCGTGGCTGCTCAGCTGATGCCTGATGGCAAGATTGGCGTAGGCATCATGCAGCAATGGGAATCTGAGGTTGCCATCGATGAGCTTAAAGTTGCAGTAGATATCAAGACTTGGTGGGATCGCTATCGGCCCACTATGTTGTGCTATGACAAGTACGCGACCGCCTCGATCGCCGATAGGCTTCAAAAATCAGGTTGTAAGGTCGTGGACATGTCAGGGCAGATCTTTTACACAGCGTGTGGAGACTTGCTTGAAGCGATAGTCAACAATCGAATAACGCACAATGGCCAAGCCGAACTGGTGTCATCCATGAATAACTGTGGGGCGAAAGTGAATGACGCTGGCTGGCGTATCATTCGGCGCAAGTCAGCAGGGGATGTCTCTGCCGCAATCGCCTTGGCCATGGTGGTACATCAGCTCATGAAGCCACAGTCAAAACCTGCCATATTTGCGTAAAATGTCCGATTTGTGTGGTATCCTATAACCTATGGCATTTTGGGATCGCTTCCTTCCAACCAACAAATCTGAGGTTAAGGCCCAATATGCCCCTCCGTTGATGACGGACTCTTTCAACTATTTCACGCCTCAAGTTTTCACAAAAGTTGATCGAGAGACTGCAATAAGCTTGCCAGCGATTGTCAGATGCAGAAATCTAATCGCCGGAACGATTGCAAGCATTCCGTTGCACCTTTATCGCAAATCCAATGATCAGCGCATTGGTTCACCAAAGTGGTTAGAGCAACCTTCAATCTCGCAACCACGCGCAGTCACACTTGCATGGACTATTGATTCATTGTTGTTCAATGGTGTTGCTTATTGGCGCGTAACTGAACAGTTTGCAGATGATGGTCGTCCAGCTCGATTTGAATGGATTGCACCGCAACGAGTTAGCATTCAAGCCGATCCAGACAACTTCTATGTCACTCAGTATTATGTCGATGGCAAAGCTGTGCCGATGTCTGGCCTTGGTTCTCTGATTACATTTCAAGGACTAGGCGAAGGTATTCTCGACACCGGAGCATCGATTATTTGGCAAGCATACAAAGTTCAGCAAGCAGCGTATAACTCTGCGACAAGTCCAACTCCAACTGGCATTATTAAGAATACAGGTGCAGATCTTTCGGAAAACGAAGTAACCGCCTTACTTGCGCAATGGAAGTCAGCAAGGCAACGCGGAACGACTGCCTATCTGACATCTACTCTCGAGTATCAGCCAAGTCAGTTTTCACCTAAAGACATGGGCTATGTTGATTTGATTCAGAATCTCACAACGCAGATTGCGCGTCTTTGCAACATTCCTGCTTATTACTTATCGGCAGATGAAAACAACTCGATGACTTATGCCAATGTTCAAGATGAGCGTAAGCAACTTATTTCACTTGCTTTGCAACCATACATCACCGCTATTGAATCGCGTTTAAGCATGGACGATATTACGAACTCGCAAAACTATGTGCGGTTTGCTATTGATGAGACATTCTTGCGAGCTGATACCTTGGCAAGATTAACAGCAATCGAAAAGATGATTTCACTTGGGCTTGTGACAGTTGAACAAGCGCAGGAGATGGAAGATCTATCACCGAATGGAACAGACAATGAAACTAACGCTCCAAGCCTCTGAGATACAGGCCGATGAAGGCCGCCGCGTAATCTCTGGCAAAATCTTGCCATTTGATAGCGAAGTTGGTCAGACCAATGTTGGGAAAGTTCGTTTCCGCAAAGGTTCTGTTCAATGGGATGATGCTAAAAAAGTTAAGTTCTTGCTAGAGCATGATTCGCGCAAGCCACTTGGTCGCGCACAATCAATCATTGCAGAAGATGATGCGCTTTATGCAACATTCAAGGTCAGCGCAACCACACGAGGCAATGATGCACTCATCGAAGCATCAGAAGATCTTCGCTCTGGTTTATCAGTAGGTGTCGAGGTAATCGACAGTAAGCAAGTCGGCAATGTGCTTGAAGTTATCGCAGCACGACTTGAAGAAGTTTCTCTGGTATCAAATCCGGCATTTAAGTCGGCTGAGGTTCTAGAGGTTGCGGCTTCCGAATCCGAGGAAGTCGAAGTTGAACAACCAAACAACGAAAGCGAGGCTCCTGTGGAGAACACCCCAGAAGTCGTAGCACCTGAGGCAGAAGTTACTCCTGCAGTTGAAGCCTCTCGTCCTACAGTAGTTGCGGCACACTATACAAAGCCGCGAATCGAAATCACAAAGCGCAACTATCTTGCAAACTTCCTCAAGGCATCAGTCCTTGATGACGAAGATGCAAAGATGTGGGTCAAGGCAGCAGACAATGAGACAACAACTGCTCCTGGCATGATCCCAACACCACAATCAACCGAAGTCCTCAACTTCCTCAGCAATGCTGATCGTCCGTTGATCGACTCAATCTCACGCGGCACAATGCCGGCTTTTGGAAAAACCTTTGAAATCCCTAAGATTTCTGGCGTTCCAACCGTTGACCAAATCGATGAGAATCAGGCAATCGCCGATTCACAGCTCACCGCGTCTTACTTGGTAGTTACCAAGAAGTCGTTCAAGGGTCGCATGATTTCAACCCTCGAGCTCATTGACCAGTCAAATCCAGCATTCCTCGATGAGGCTCTACGCCAGCTCGAGTTTGCTTATGCAAAAGACACCGAGCAGTATGTAACTGGCGAGATTGCTAACGCAGGAACCCTCAACGCAACTGGTCAGGCTAACTCGGCAACTGGCCTTCTTGCTTATGTCTCAAGCGCAGCTGCAGCAATCTACTCAGCAAGTCTCGGCTTTGCTCGCTCCATTGTTGTCACACCTGAGCAATGGGCAAACATCATGGGCTACAACGATCAAGGTCGTCCGATCTACATCGCAAGCAACCCACAGAACGCAGCTGGCGCACTTCGCCCAGATGCGGTTTCTGGAACTGTCGCAGGTCTAAACCTTCGCGTTTCACGCTACATCGTAGGAGCTGGCGGAGATAACACCGCTGATTACTCGATGGTTGTTGTCAATCCAGATGCATACACATGGTATGAGACTGGTCGTCAGCAACTCCGCACCAATGTGAACTCAGATGGAACTGTAGACATTTTGCTGTACGGCTACGGCGCACTTGCTACCAAGTTGGCAGCAGGAGCAAACTGGTTCAACAAGTCCTGATAGGACTGTTTTAATCGTGACTCTCGGGTTCGAGGCTCGGCCCGAGAGTCACCTAAACTGAGAGGATAGAGATGCCAGCCACATATGTCACCAAGGCTGAACTTCGTGCCAATCTCGGCATCGGTGCGCTCTATTCGGATGCCATAGTTGAGGAAGTCTGCCAAGCAGCAGAGAACCTACTTATCGAAAAACTATGGTTCAACGAGCAGACTGTTTATGCAATCAGTTCAGCCGGTACGACTGGCAGAATCTATATTGCAGACAACCGCCAGCAGTTTATTGTCGGAGACACTATTACTGTTGAGAATGTGCGCCAGCATTTTAATGGCACTCACACGATTACAAAAGTCGTCAATAACGGCGAACATTACATCGAGTTTGTTAATGCACAAATAACCACACGCGAATACCACACCATTGCACCTTTTGGGCGCGTGTATGGATCAACCAATCTTGATTACGCAACCCTGCCACAAGTCAGAGAAGCAGCCATGCTCATCGCTGTCGATATCTGGCAAGCTCGTCAAATGAGCGCAACAGGCGGCATTTCACCAGACTTTCAACCATCACCATATCGAATGGGCAACACGCTCATGGCTCGCGTTCGTGGGCTTATCGCAGATTATCTTCACCCCGGCGGGCTCGTAGGATGAGCGCGATAACCACACTACGAGGAACGATAGCAACCGCACTATCAAGCGCATCGGTGTGGTCGGTCTTTTCCTTTCCGCCAGCCACACCGATTGCCAATAGTTGCATCATTAGCCCTGATGATCCTTACATTACGCCTAATAACCTTGGCTACACAAGTGTTGCACCCTTAGTAAACTTTAAGATTACCCTTATTAAGCCATTGTTTGACAACCAAGGAAACCTTAACGGAATCGAAGATTACATTCTCGAACTGTGGAACAAGTTGGCTGCTTCTACGCTAAAATATAACATCGGCGAAGTATCCACACCAGCAGTCATGAACCTCGCATCGGGCGACATGCTCGCGTGCGATGTCAAACTCTCAATCCTGTCGAGTTGGAGTTAATATGGATGAGCGCACAGCTTTTCTGGTCAAGATTGGCCAGATACCAGCCCCGGTAGAGACACCGAAGGCGAAATCACAACCTAAGAAGAAAGAAGAAGATCATGGCGATAACGCTGAATAACAAAGTCGGTGTCAAGATCGCGACAGTTGATGTCAGCGATATGGTCACCGCCGCGACCCTCAACTATGTGTTTGACGAAATCGAAGTCACCGCAATGGGCGACCTTTCCCACAAGTTTGTCAAGGGATTGCAGTCAGGCACACTCACACTCTCATTCATGAATGATCAAGCATCAAGCGACATCCTTGACACTCTGCTCACCAACGCTGGAACCACAGTTGCAGTCAAGTTGATTCAGGATAAGGATTCGGCTGTTGCAGACACCAACAAACTCTACACTTTCGACATCTTGGTCAATAACCTCACCCCAATCAATGGAACTCCAGCAGACATCAGTTCACAGGATGTAACATTCACCCTGAACAGCGTTGTGACTGTTGCAGATACCGGAACTTGGTAGGAGATAACAATGGCGAGCCTCAAGATTACACAGACAGACGGAAACACAACTGAACACAGAATCACCCCAGCAGTAGAGTTTGCTTTCGAGCAACAGCACAAAATCGGCTTCCACAAAGCCTTTCGTGAGCGAGAGCAACAAAGCGATCTCTACTGGCTGGCGTGGGAATGCCTCCGCAGATCAGGAACGACAGTCAAGCCATTCGGCATCGACTTCGTGGCAACGCTTGACAGCGTGGAAGTGGTCGAGGACTCAGACCCAAAATAGATAAGGATTCGCTGACTTACCTGATAGCGCAGTTACAGGTTGAGACAGGAATCCCAGCAAGTGAGTGGCTGGCGATGGACGAGCGTATCTTTCGTGCGACCCTCGCCTATATGAAAGAGAAGGCGAAGAGGATCGAAAATGCCAGTCGTTCTAAAGGGTTACCTAGACACCGCTAGGGCTCTTCGCCGAGTCAATCCTGACCTTTACAAAGAAATGAATCGAGAGATTCGTTCGGCTTTGCAAGAAGTTGTGACAGATGGAAAGTCTCGCGTTCCTGCGCACATTTCTGGTTTGAGCCAATGGTCAGAGCCTAACAAATACTTTGGAGCGCAAAACTTTCCAAAATGGAATGCCTCTGTGGTCAGGCGTGGTATTCAGTACAGCACCAAAGCCAGTTCAGTCAATAGATTCGGTTACAAGGTTATGTACTCATTATTGAACCGGAGTCATGCCGGAGCCATTGCCGAAACTGCTGGCAACAATGGGCCAAATGGTCAGACTTGGGTTGGTAGTGGCGTTGATAAGACTTTCCAAAATCGTAAGCAAAGCCATTCAAACAATCCAAACGCTGGAGCGCATTTCATCCGCAGCATCGATAAACAGATTGGTGCGACCAAGCGCATCGGAGCTGAAAAGAAGAACCGCAGAGGTCGCATTTTGATTGCGGCTTATGAAGCTCAACAAGGCCGCACGATCGACAAAGTAATGGCAGCTATTAAAAAAGCAGAAACAAAAGCGAACGCAGTAACCTCTAGAAATGTGGGTATAGCCGCATGAGCATTTTAATCAATATCCTTTCGACCTTTAACAATAAAGGCATTAAATCTGCCGAGCGTTCTACATTAGGTTTAGATAAGACACTAAAACGACTTGGCGTGACCCTTGCTGGAGTTTTAAGCGTTCGCAAAATCGCACAGTTTGGGAAAGCTGCAGTCAAGGCTTTTGTCGAAGAAGATAAGGCGGTCAAGGCATTAGCGTTGAACTTGCAAAACCTTGGCTTGGCCTATGACACAACAGCGATTGAACGCTACATTAAAGAGTTGCAATACGCTTCGGGAGTTGCCGACACAGAACTTCGTCCAGCATTTCAGCAGTTAGTCTCGGCGACAAAAGACATCACAGCAAGCCAAGATTTATTGGGCCTTGCATTAGATGTTTCGGCAGGTAGCGGCAAATCCCTGAGCCAAGTAGTTCAAGCACTATCACGCAGTTACTTAGGCACAAACACAGCTTTGACTAGGTTAAATCTTGGTTTGAGTAAAGCAGAACTAAAAACCAAGAAGTTCGATGATATTGCAGAAGATCTATCACAAAGGTTTAGTGGGCAAGCCGCAAGAGCCGTTCAAACATATGCTGGAAAACTAGCAGTTCTCTCGGCTGCTGCTGGAGATGCCCAAGAAATCCTAGGCGAAAAACTCGTTCAAAGCGTTGAGCTCTTGATGGATAATAAGACTGGTATTCCAGCATTAGCCAAGAGTTTTGAAGATACGGCCACATTTGTCGGCAACACAGTCCTAGGTTTTGCTGACTTTATCAAGCAAGTCAAAACGCTCAATGGACTAGTCGAAAGCGGCCCATCTGCAAAAGACTTTATTCAAGGCATTCCCGTGATTGGCTCTTACATCCTAATCTTCCAAGAACAGGGTAAGAAGCTGGCACAACAGGCTAACAAGAGCAATCAAACCGCTATCCAGCATCTAAAAGATCTCAATGTCTTGTCTGATAAATATGTCAAGAAGCAAAAGACTATTACCAAGGAACTGACAACTCAGGAAAAACTGGAAAAGGCAAAGAAAGCGTTGCAGAAGTCTGGCGATTTGATGAACATGGAAAAGATTCAAATCGAGGCTGCAAAGCAGGGTGACCTCACAGAGATGGACAAGTTGCGGCTTGAATACATGTCAAAACGCCTTGAACTTGAAGATGCCTTGGCACTTAAAGAAGCAGATCGCGCTCTAGCCTTAGCAACCCAGTTGTCTAACTTGGAGAAATCCATTACAGCGTTCAAGCCAGCGAGCCCGTTTGATAGTTGGGAAAGTGCCATCGCTCGAATGCAAAACGGCTTGTATAACTTGGGCATTAGCGAAAAGAGCTACAGCAAACAGTCACAAGGCGAAAGTCGCGCAATGCCAGAGTTATCTGTATTCGGTGGAGCAGGGTTTATCACGCCTGAACTTGAGACTCGCAATCCAACTGGTGTCGCTCAAATCAACATAACTGTTTCCGGTACTGGTGGCCTAGACGATCAGACTAAGAAGGCAGTCGTTGATGCAGTAGTCGAAGCCTCCGGCACAGGGGTAGCAACCAACTGGTTCAGAACTACTGGCCGATCGAATATGGCGATATGACCTATCCCATTACAGTCAAGGTTTCCTTTGACTTCTCATCCGGCCCGAGCTTCGGTGCTGCTTTCCAGATTGGCATTAGCCAGCTCGGTTATGCAGTCCTAGCAGACTCGGTTTCGACTGTGGTGGATTTGTCCAGTCAGACTCAAGCAATCGAGATTCGGCGTGGCCGCGACCTCACACAGGATCGCTTTCAGGCTGGAACGGCTCGGCTGAGGGTTCTTGACCTCAACGGCGACTGGAACCCACAGAATGTCACTAGCCCCTATTACGGCCTTCTACAGCCTCTCAGGAAGGTTGTAATCACCGCAACCCACTTAGGGACTGTTTATCCGCTCTACGCTGGTTATACACTCTCCTATGACTACACCTACCCACGAGGCGAAGAGCTTGGCTATATCACCATTGCGTGCTCAGATGCCTTTGCTTTATTCAATAAATCAGCAGTAACCACAGTTACAGGTGCAACGGCTGGCGAGACGACTGGAAACCGAATAGCAGACATCCTGAACACCATCGGATTCCCCAACAGCCAAAGAAGCCTAGACACAGGCCAGACCACAGTTCAGGCAGACCCCGGAACAGTCCGATCAGTCCTTCAAGCCTTGCAAGATGTCGAGTTCACCGAATATGGCGCGCTCTACATGAGCCACTCTGGCGATGTCGTATTCCGTGAGCGTAATGACGCAATCAGCACAATCGCTGGCACTCCCACAGTCTTTGACCAGACAACAGGCATTAACTACGCCAATCTCAAGTTCGCCTTCGACGATCGCCTTGTGTTCAATGTGGCGAACTTTAAGCGCACGGGTGGCACAATGCAGACCCACTTTGACCAGACCTCCATTGACACTTACTTTCCACACACCATCACAAAAGAGGACCTGCTTCACGAAACCGATTCGGCAGTCCTTGATACGGCTAAAGCCTATGTCGTGAGCCGCAAGTCCACCGACATTCGCATCGATGCCATGACCTTGGACTTGACCACCCCCAACTACACAGCCGGAATCACCGCAGCTCTAGGGCTGGACTTCTTCGACCCAGTCGAGATAAGCAACGAGCAACCCGGCGGGTCAACCCTCACCAAGACCCTTCAGATCTTTGGCGTAACCCACCAAATCACACCAACCACATGGCAGACCACATTCACCACAGGCGAACCGCTTATCGATGGATTCATCATAGGCAACGCTCGCTTTGGTATAATCGGTCAGTCAGTAATGACCTACTAGGAGATATCAATGGCCACAGGCTTTCCAGCATCAACAGGTGACGTGCTATCGGCGGCCATGTTTAACGGGCTTGTCAGCTTCACCCTCAACTCACAATCAGGCACGACTTACACGTTTGCTTCTACGGATCAATATCAGGTTTTAGTTATTGGAACAAACGCTTCGGCAAAGACTTTTAGCATTCCTACTGACGCTACTTATGCATTCCCCAATGGAACTGCAATCACAGTTTTGAACACAGGCGCGGCTGATTTGACAATCAATGCGGTTACCTCTGGGACTACCACAGTCACCAGCGCAGGTGCGACAAGTAACTCACCCAAAATTGGTCAATATAAATCCGCTGTCGCCATTAAGACAGCGACAAACGCATGGACAGTAGTTGGGGCGGTTGCCTAATGATTGGCAATGTAATCACTGGCATACATGCTCTTGCGCCGGTTTTCGCCAACGTTTTAATTATTGCTGGCGGTGGTGCAGGTGGTGCAGGTTCACGCGGTGCCGGCGGTGGTGCAGGTGGTTTAGTTTATGCAAGCAGCCAAAGTTTTCAACGCGGCAGTACAGCGTCCGTTACCGTTGGAAATGGCGGTAGTGTTGGTAGTTATGTAAATCTTGAAACGTTGCCTAATACCTCAACCAATGGTGGAAACTCCGTTTTTGGCTCATTGACAACAGCAGTGGGCGGAGCTCGCGGTGGTATGAATGATGGCGTCAATGACGGTTCTGGTGGCAGTGGTGGTTCGGGTGGTGGAGCTTGGTATAACAATGCCGCAGGTACAAAAACAACCGGACAAGGTAATGACGGAGGTTTAGGAACAACAAGCCCGAACTATGGTTCGGGCGGTGGCGGTGGTGCAGGAGCCGCCGGTTCTAACGGTTCAACGACAAATGGTGGCAATGGAGGTGCCGGTTCTTCCACTTATTCATCATGGGGTGTAGCAACAAGCACCGGCCAAAATTCTGGAGGAACTAGATACTATGCCGGAGGTGGCGGTGGCGGTCTTTATAATTCCGCGTCTAATCCCGGAAGTGGCGGTTTAGGCGGTGGGGGAACTGGCAACAATACATCTCCTTCCGGGCAATCAGGAACAGCCGGAACAACCAACACGGGCGGTGGCGGTGGTGCGGGTGGTAATGGTGGATCAGGTCTTGTTATTTTAAGAGTTGATGGCACTTACACCGCGTCATCAACAACGGGTTCTCCTACAAGAGTTGTTGATAGTGGTTACACATATTACACATGGACAGGGAATGGGAGCATTGTTTTCTGATGGCGCATTTTGCAAAGCTTGATGACACAAACAAGGTGATTGAGGTTCATGTTGTTGCTAATGACGCTTTGGATAAAAACAATGAAGAAATGTCGGGTATTGATTTTTTGATTGAATGGTCAAATGGTCATACAAAATGGAAACAAACTTCATACAATGCAAAATTTAGGAATAAATATGCGGCAGTTGGTGATTTTTATGACGAAAAATTGGATGCATTTATCCCTCCGCAACCTTATCCTTCTTGGATACTTTCCCAAGATTTAGTTTGGAAGGCTCCAAAAGATTTGCCTAAAGATGGTTTCTGGATTTGGGATGAAATAAATCAGCAATGGTTAAGTTATGAACCCAAAACTTTCTAAAGCCGCAATCCAGTTACGAGAACAACTTGACGACTCGTTTCCTGACCGTAAGCGGCCAGATGGATGGATCGCTGACGCCAGACACTACCGCGACAATCCTAAGTCTGATCACATCCCGGACTCACAGGGGTGGGTTCGTGCCTTGGATGTTTCAGCTAAGTTGGGATTGGACAACCAACCACATGACTTGGCAGATCAGTTACGAATCCATGCAAAGCGCGGTGACAAGCGGATTGCTTACATCATATTTGATGGGCGAATCTGTAGTTCAATACTCGGTTGGCGATGGAGGAAATATCGTGGAGGCAATCCTCATCGTCAGCACATGCACATAAGTTTCACAAAGCAAGGAGACGGTGACGGCCGTTTCTTCAACGTGCCACTACTAGGAGGCGACCTTGTCTGATTACTTGAAGCACCCAATCCTTTTGGCTTTCGGCGGTTTCCTTGCCGCATGGGCTGGTTCTAACTTCGAGCTCGACTATCGTGCGGTGCTATTTGCAGTTCTTGCAGGTGTCTTTGGCTATGCCAAACCCGTCAAATGACTGTCGAGCAGTGGATTGGCATCCTTGCAGGGCTGACCGCGATAGCGACTGGCTTCCTAGCAGCATTGCGATGGATGGTTCGCCAGTTTGTTGCGGAAATCGGCAATCAACTGACTCTCAGGATGGATCACCTAGAAGTTGAAATCGGCGTGTTATCCGCAAGGCAGTCGGATATCTATGCCACCATTATGTCAGGGGGTGCACATGGCAAAGGCAACCAAGGCTCAAAAGGCCGCACTACGCCGCGCAAAAGAACGAAGCGCAAAGCGCGATAAGCGTCAGCCATTAACACCCATAGATCAATGGGCTATCGCCTTTGTTGAGTTCGAGGCCGCGTTGATTCGTCAAGGGTATGACCCAGATAAGGCTCGGTGGGTAGCGCAGGAAACAATCGTGCCACGCTGGCCAGTCAATGACGACATTTTCGACCCATTTGATGACGAGGAAGAGGACGAAGATTAAGCGGACGATTCTGTTGTCAGATTTACAGATTCCCTATCATGATGCAAAAGCAACCAAGAATGTCATCGCCTTTATCCGGAAATCGAAACCAGATCGAGTTGTCTCCTGCGGTGATGAAATCGATCTTCCACAGCTCTCCCGTTGGGAACGCGGCTTGGCAGGGGAGTTCGCTGGCACTCTCGATAGAGACCGCCGGATTGCTCAGGAACTTCTCTATGATCTCAAGGTCGATGCAATCGTCAGAAGTAACCATACGGATAGGCTCTACAACAGCATTAAGACCAGATTGCCAGCCTTAGCGGCATTGCCAGAACTGCAATATGAAAACTGGATGGGCTTAAAAGACCTTGGTATTAAATACCACAAGGACGCAATGCCTATTGCAAAGAACTGGATTCTTCTTCATGGCGATGAGGGACAAGTAACGCAAAAAGGCGGACAAACCGCGTTGGGTCTATCGGAGCGGACGGGCCTGAATGTCGCCTGTGGGCACACGCATCGCGCTGGTATCACTCATAAGACTCAATCGGTTGGTGGGAAGGTCACTCGTACCCTTTGGGGTTTTGAACTTGGTTGTCTGATGGATCTCAAACAGGCTGGCTATACCCGAGGCATAGCGAACTGGACTCAATCCTTTGGCATTCTTTATGAAGCTAAAGGCAAGGTTACGCCCGTGCTTGTGCCTATTGAGTCTGACGGCTCATTTATAGTAGAAGGCAAAATATACGGATAAAAAGCCCTGCAAGGCCTCTAGGAGCCATTTGTTTATAGTACCTAGACTGAACGGCGTGAGAAGGGGGTAAAAGGCTTCTAAAGGCCTTACAGCATGATTAAAGACCTCGTTCCCCTGTACCGAGACACGGACACCCTGATAGACGCTTGGGATTCGGCTTCTGATTTCGTTATGAAATCGTTATCAAAACCTACTGCTAAATAGCTCAGGATAGGCGTAGTCTTTTCATTGCCGGACAACCACCGGCAGAAAAGAGCCTCAAATGATTACAGTTCAAACAGACGATTTAGTTTGCGTCTTTTGTCATATTCGATATACATCAGACGCAACTCATTGTCCGGATTGCATGGAATACAAAGGGATGATGACAATGGTTGATTACCTCAACTATCTTTTGTCATTTCAAAGTGATAAAGCATGACCGCCGTTGGGTTTGATCCATTGGCGATTTACTGGATTGCAGCTTTAATAGGCTTGTTTAGTCTCTGGTGTATCTATGTAGTTATTAGCGAAAGGGAGTATTGGCGTGGATTCAAAGCAGGAAAACGAGTCGCAAGCACCGAAAACCGCAGGAGAGTTGATCGATGAATCACGTCGAATCATCTCAGCCCGAGGTGCAATATATGGACATTACTTCTACACAATGGACAGAACTGCTCGAATGCGGAGTGCTATGTCTGGATTTCCAGAAACGCGTCACAAGGTGGCGATTGACTACGCATTGGGCAAACTCGCCAGAATCGCCGAGACGGAAGGATCTCGAAACCGCGACAGTTACATCGACGCTCTTTGCTACATCGCCATTGCTTACGAGATGGCAGTCGCAGATCCATACGACTTCTACGATGACGATCAGAGCTAACCATAGGCCAGACGTTTGGTGCGACATCTGCAAGATGCGTTGGGGCATGATTCGCTCGGGTGTCTGGCATCCGAATGCCATGAAGACGGCGCGTTGGATAGTCAAGTCCGAGACAAAGGCTAGGCTTGACTTTGAAAGAGCCTACTGCGTGGAGTGTGCCAAAGAGGCACAAACCATGCCAGATGGCACAATATGGACATTTAGAGAGCAGTTGAACTACGCACTAGGCAAGGAGCAGTTAGATGGGTTGGAACTTGGATGACTACGAAACAGTGGATTCGAGAATCCATAAGTTTTGGGATTCATACCCTATGGGCAGAATTGAGACTGAGTTGTTATCGCATGAGCGTGACCGCTTTATTGTGGTCGCTCGGTTATATAGGACGGATGTTGATCAACTGGCATTCGCAACCGGTCATGCTGAAGAAGTTGTTTCAGATCGAGGGGTCAATAGCACGTCAGCTCTCGAGAATGCGGAAACGTCAGCAATCGGCCGCGCACTCGCTTCGGCTGGATTATCTGCTAAGGGTAAACGCCCTAGTCGAGAGGAAATGGTCAAAGCACAATATGGCGACTCACCCTTGGTGAAACGCCCATTTGTGGGCAGTACCACAGATGGTACTAAGCCGATACCGAATGAGCCTGACACGCTGGTGTGGGATGACGCAGAGCCAAAAGCCTTTAGCGATGACGGCGCGTTCATCAAGCACTTGCAGGAATCACTAGGCGCAGAGCCGATTAAATACACCTGCAAGCATGGTGAGCGTGTCTATAAGTC